ACCTACCTACTTGATTAGTAGGTTAGTTGTCCCTGCGCATCCCTCGGTCGCAGGGACCACCGAGTTACGACAGTAGCCGAGTGAGGATCGGGATGCCGTTCTTGTCCGGCTTCCCCTCGACGTAGAAGAACCCGTCGTCGGTGTCCGGCACGTACGTGACCACCGCCCCAGCTTCGTTGAGCTGGTTCAGCCACGAGTCGAGCCGGGAGTTGGACTCCTCGGAGTTGGCGATCCCCCGTCGCCGCCGGCCGAGCAGCCGGAGCATCCGAGCGGCGTAGTGGGTCTGGTGCTCCTCGCGCACCGTCCACGGGATCTCTTCGGTGTACTTCTTGGCAGCCGAGGTCTCGTTGGCCCGGTGCAGGGCCGCCGAGACGGTGCTGCGCTTGACCGGGTATCCGGTCTCACGGGTGAGCAGATCTGCGATCTGCTGGTGGGTTAACCCCTGCGCGACCATGGCCTTCAGCTCAGCGGTCGGGGGAAGGATTCTCGATGGCATGTGACCAGCGTACGTCCAACCCTGCCACAAGACCAAATCGTATGCCTTGTGCCATGCCTAACACCCATGTAACGTCGGGTATAAATGCAGGTCAGAAACGGCTTAGTAGTACCAGGGGGTGCAACCCTGTGTCTGAGTGGTATGGTTGCACTGCTTGCAACGTGATAGGCTTGCATCGCTACTACTGAAGGAGATCATCATGTCAGCCATGGACCGCTTCCGCGCTCAGGTGCGGCTGCAGATCGTCAAGGCCCAGCTGCTGCTGGACGCCAAGTTCGTCATGCACTCCCTCTTCCGGCGCCCGCCGGCCGAGGGGTGGAGGCGAGACCGGTGAACCTCTCTGACGCCATCCAGCTCTACCTGACCGACCGTCAGGCGCGGGGCATCAAGCCGCGCACCAACAACAACGACCGCGTGACCTTGAACTACCTGCTCTCGGCGGTCGGCAACATCAAAACCCAGTCCCTGTGCACCCAGCACATCGACCGGTTCTGGATGCGCGTGTCCCACCTCGGCCCGGCCTCGAAGAACCGGGCCAAGGCCCAGCTGTCGTCGTTCTTCAAGTGGCTGCAGGCCCGCGGCCACCTCTCCCGCAACGTGGACCTGCTGGAGGGCTACCGCAAGCTGCGAGTGCCGCCGACTTCTCGGATCATCATCCCGCAGTCGGAGTTTCAGACGTTCCTCGACGGCATCACCGATCCGCGCCGGCGGATCATCGCCGCGATCAGCCTCTACCTGTTCACCCGCATCTCGGAGACCTGCGCTCTCCGCTGGCAGGACTTCGACCTCGATGCGGTGGACCCGATCACCGGCAAGCCCAAGCCCACCGTGGACGTGTACCGGTCCAAGACCGAACAGCTGGACACCTTGCCGGTGTGCCGGGAGCTGCTGGAGGAGCTGCGCCGCTGGAAGCGGGCCTACGCGGTGATCATGGGCGAGCAGGTGCAGCCGGGCTGGCTGGTCATCCCCGGGCGCGAGGCGCCGAAGATGAGCGGGGTCAAGGGCACCAAGGGCAAGCTGGAGCTGGTGGAGCAGGGCAAGTACCTGCCGCACAAGCAGGCCTTCCTGCACTTCACGGTCCGGGAGATGTTGAAGGAGGCTGGCTACTACCAGCCCAAGGAGGGCGGGCACACCTTCCGTCGCTCCGGAGCCGTCGCGCTCTACAACCAGCTGGCCGAGCACGGCCATGACCGGGCCATGCGGATCTGCCAAGCGATGCTCGGGCACAGCTCGATCCAAACCACGGAGATCTACCTGCGTTTGAACGTCGAAAGCAAACTCCGCAATGATCTACTCGCGGGTAAGCCGATGTTCCCGGAGCAGTCTGAGGCGTCCGTTGTCCCGCTTCATCGGGACGCGAGTAGGTGAGGCCGCCTAGCATGTCGATATACGGGGCGGAACTGGCAGCGGGATCTCTCAAGACAAGTGGGGAAGAGTTGCATGGCTAAGGTGACCTTGGAGCGCTACAACTGCGACGTGTGTGAACAAGAGGGGGAGCGGTACACGCTCTCCTTCCCAGACGGCATCAAGGTGCTGGACCGCTGCGAGCGCCATGCGAAGAAGATCATCGCCCTGCGAGACGAGGCTGGCGAGTTCACTCGCATTGCCCCGAACCGCCGGAACTCACTCAAGGTGAGCACCCCCGAGGACATCGCCCGCCAGCGAGCTCGTCGCCGATGACGGACCCGCAGAACGCCGAGATTGAGGGCATCCCCGAGGACCGCCCGTGCTACCGCTGCGGCAAGAACCCCGCCGAGGGATTCGCGTCCGTCTGGACCGCGAAGGACGGCGAGCGGTGGTACTGCCATGGGGACGATGACGAGGACCCGACCTGCTACATGACGGCTCAGGAAGCATCCCCCGACGCCGTTGGCTTCGCGGTGCTCGACCTCAGCAATCCACCCGAGAAGTGGTGGATCGGCAATGATCCGAGAGACCCGCTCGACTGAGGGCGCACAAAAGCGACCCCCCTCCCGGGGGGGATGAAGGTCCGGGAGGGGGGTCTTGTTCTCGGGCCCGGCTACAGGGCGGTGTAGTCGACTCCTCGGGAAGAGGCGGGGCCCGAGAGGATGTGGTGCGCGAACCACACGCTAAACCCGAGCCATGTCAAAGTAAAGGAAATCCGCCCCCATGGGCGAGTCGTGTTGAAGGTTGCACGTGTCACCTCAGACAGCGTGGAGCCGTCGTGATGGGAGTTCCGCCAGAGGTCGATGGCTCCGAGTGCGGCGAGGGTTGCAACCCAGCCACACAACCATCGGCGATCTGAGGGCCTCGCAGGTCCCGGGTGGCACCCGGGTCCGCCGCTCGCCTGCAAGGCCCCCAGATCGGCTCTCAGAGCCTCAGGCGGGCTCGTTTGGGGTGACACGCGACCGGACGAACAGGCTCAGCACGGCCGTGGCTGCGATATTGACCGCTCCCAGCTGCTCGCTGGTCAGGTGCAGGAGGTCGCAGAGTACCAGCGCGTTGAGGACGGCAGACAGGGCACCGGCAATCAGGGCCGGCTCACGCTTGGACAGCTTCTTGAGGGCCATCAGCCCACCTTTCCTTCGATGATCTCTAGCCGGTGCTCGACCCGGGAGACACGCCCGTTGAGCGTGTCCAGCCCATCCCGCAGGGTCGGCGGGTTGGACTTGTGGGCGTTCACCGTGACTTGGTGATGGGTCTCCTGCACCGGGGTCACCAGCTGGGCCTTCAGCCACGGCAGCAGGATGTAGCGGCAGCCCAGCCCGAGCAGGCCAACCGAGAGGGTGAAGGTCGTCAGGATGGCGACCACCATGTTGAGCGCCTCGGGGGTCATCAGTCGTCCACCGTCCTCAGCTGCACCATCAGCAGACCGCCGGCACCGCCGGCCTTGAATGGCGGGGCGGGGTTCATCTGCACGAACTTGACGCCCTCAATGACCACGGTGTGGCCGCCACTGTTCATCGACGTGAAGTCTTGGAAGAGGACCGTCTCCGCCGTATCCTCCAACGTCTGCAGCGAATGCAGGCGCTGCTGAGCGAAGCCCTCTCCTCCGTAGCGCTGCCCCGACCGGGCCTGCTCGTTGTCGTAGCAGAGCAGCGGCAGGCTGATGAGCCGCTGTGGCCGAACGGCCGGGACGGCTCGCAGCTGGTAGGAGTTCAGCACCGGCGTCTGGGTGGGGTCGCCGGTGGGGGGCGTCATCGTGATCTTGACGGACGCGTACCGCATCCGCTCCGTGGTGATGGCGAACCTGTCATTGAAGACCTCGCCCTGCTCGGTGATCGAGCCGAGGGTCAGCGTGCTGCCGCCCTCCTTGATGATGTCGAGGGCGATCTGGCCGGCGAGCGGCTCGATCTCCACGGCCAGCGACTTGAACTGCTTGTACTCCGTGGTGCGATACCGCACGCGCCCCGTCTGCAGCCAGCCGCTGTCCACGTAATCGGTGCTGCTCTGATACCACGTGCGGCCGTCCGAGGTAATCGCCAGCAGACGGTTGCCCGGTCCGGCGGCCACCGAGGTGATGGCGCCCGTGAAGTTGCAACTCGCGTCGGCGGCATACGGGAACACCCCGCTGTCATCGAGGGGGTTGCCCGTGTCCACGCGATAGACAAGCGCCTCGCCATCCGAGGTCCGGAAGCCGACCACGAAGAACCGGCCCTGCGCGCACAGGCTCGTGCATTCGATCACGCCGTCCGGCTCAATGATGAGCGGGCCGTAGGTGATCTGCCCGGAGTTGCCGATGACGCCGACCCGGAACCCCCGGGTCGTGCCGATGCCGACGTACTGGCCAGCGAGCACCGCGAGCTCTTGGATCAGCTCGCCGTCCGGCAGGGCGGCCGTGATGGCCGCTCCGGAAAGGGTGGGCACTCCACCGCCGGCGTCGAGCACGACGGACTGGATGGTGGACTGGAAGCCGTCGTGTCCGCCAAACAGCATGGCCGAGGCACCCTCGGCGAGGCAGGTGTAATTCCAGCCGCGGTTGGGGTGGGTGAAGATCGGGTTCTGGGTCGTTCCGCCGGCCAGTGTCAGGTTCGGCTGCCACAGCCTCCTGCCCCCGATGACCCACAGACGATGCTTGCCCCATCCCAGTCGCGTCGGAGATCCACCACAGGGCCACGACGTGGCCGAGCCCGGGGCGGACACGGCCCCCTCGTACAGGGTGCCGTCCGTCGCAACGTCGTAGAACGTTGAGCCGGAGATGAGCCCATCCACGATGTTGGGCGCCGGGGCGTGCAGGGCGGTCAGCGTGCCGCCCACCGTGGGGGCGGTGTAGAGGTCTCCGCCGGAGATCAGGCTGACCGAGATGTCAGTGGCGCTGATGGTCTCGGTGGAGGTGCTGTTGTTGGCCGTCCCGTCCCACGCGGAGTTGGGAGAGTTGCCGTCGAAGAAGGAGCCGGCAGTGGTGCTTGCCTCGATGAGGCAGGAATCG